CCGTCCACTGGCAAGGTTACAGCCACTGCGGTAGACGCTCAGACACTAGTCGTAGACACCACCAGCACCTTGACCGGCGCAGTAACCGCCTCCTCCACGGTGGGAATTACAGGCGTCACAACCCACGGCGGCAATGTGGTGTCAGATACTGACTCCACGGATGATCTCGGCACGACAGGGGTGCGTTGGGCGAATCTTTATGTAGACGATGTTGTGGCAACGACAACCGTCAAACCCGGAACCCTAGTCCTAGCAGCAGGCTCCATCACAGATACGTCTGGTGCCATCACGTTCGGTAACGAGAATTTGGTTACCACGGGTACGTTTGGTGCTGCTGCAACTACGCTCTCCTCCACCCTAGCAGTCACGGGCGCGACCACGCTCTCCAACATCCTCTCCATTACCAGAGCCGACGCGGGAACCGCCATTGGCGCGACGATACGTGTCAATGCGGTTGGAGCCAATACAGGTTACGGAATGTACATTGAGGCCGAGGCTACGGCAGCGACTTCCTACGCCCTACAGGTTCGCAACTTGGCAGCGAACGTCCATTACCTCCACATAGCCACGGAGACGGCTTACGCCGGAAACGTCGGGATCAACACGAACACACCAGCCTACAAGCTTCATGTAGCTGGCACGTTGGGCGTCACGGGGAACACTTCGTTCAACGCGACCTATCGCATGGCCGCAGTAGGGCTCTCGGAATACGCCACGAACGGGAACGGCAACTTCCCAATCAATTTCCGTGGCTACAACGACGGCACGACCCAATTCCGTGACTTCACCGTGTACGACGGCAAAGAAACGGCCATCCTCACTGTTGACGGAAGCGCGGCGACCGTAACCCTCGCAGGCACGACCACGGTACAGCGCGAAAGCACGGGTGTGTCAACCAACGCAAGCTCCGTCCTCAACCTAGAGGGCAACGCCGCTGTTTATGCTTCGTTCATAAGCAACGGCGCAAGCGAGCAGGGCTTCCTCTGGTCGGATGCGGGATCGACGGCGGCGGCGCAGCTAGTATATAACCACGGCAGCGGCACGATGGGCTTCACCGCTGAGACACTGTTCTCTTTTAATAAGTCTGTCTACATAAACGACAGCGCCAACGCCAACGCCACGCTGGGGCTCACGATCAACCAAGGGGCGAACGACAACGAGATTCTGGCCCTCAAGTCGAGCGATGTCGCGCACGGGATGACGGACGAAGCGGAAACAGACACTTGGGGCGTAATCAAAAAAGCCTCACCGGCTGCTGGTGGTATGTTCTTAGTTGGATACAGAGACGCCACCGGCTCAAATGACGCAGCAATAATGATCGATGGCCGTCTCGGGGAAGCAGCCAGCACCACAAAGGCCACCTCTAGCGTCGGGGTCACGCATTTCCGGTCATGGGTTAAGTCCTCCGCCACAATCGCAGCCGTGGGTTCAGATGGCAACTTGTTGACCATCGCCAACGCTGGCACAACTCGCTTCATCTTCGATGCCGAAGGCTCGGGCCACGCCGATATCGAATGGACCACCTTCTAGTGAATAGCCTAGTCACCACAAACGGCACCGACCTCGCTAAGATGCACCTAGCGGACGCGCCCGATTACATGACGGCGATTGCCGCAGGGATCGCGCACGGACTACCCGCTAAGAAGGCGCTACAGAGCGCATACGGAAAGTTCCTGACAGACCATAAAGAAGCGGTCGAGGGGCTAGGGCTCGCGAACGTGTACAGCGACACAGGCGCGATGGTCGACCAGAGCCGCAGCATCCAGTTCCTGACGCTGCTGGTAGTGGAACAGGCAGCAACGATTGCAGCAATCACAGAGCGGCTTGAGTCCGCAGAACACAAACTAGGAGACAGAACATGAGTCACACGGAAGGGCTTGCGACGAAGGAACGCGCCGAGCCGCTAGTCATCAGCGAGACCTATACGCACGACAATTTGGTGCAGGTGACCATCCACAAGGCTACCCCAACCGAAGATCAGGCGATTTTGCAGTGGGACATCCCCGAAGAGGATGGCTCCATGCGGAAGTACACGGAGCGGTTCATAATGAGCGATTTGTCTGCCGCAGAGAACGCTGCGCTGACCACGCTAGTAGACGGGCTCGTTGCCGCATCAGTGGCCGCAGCAGCCGCAGAAGCCGCAGCCGCAGAAGCCGCAGCCGCCGCAGCCGCAGCCGCAGAAGCCGCAGCCGCAGAAGCCGCAGCCGCCGCAGCCGCCGCAGAAGCCGCAGCCGCCGCAGCCGCAGCAGAAGCGGCGGCGGCAGCCGAAGCAGAAGCGGCGGCGGCAGCCGAAGCAGCAAGATAGTATCATTGAGATTACGTCCTGATGACGCCTGGAGCGATTAAGGAGTCAGCTAAAGTTTCCTTCAGTCTGAGCTTCCTACTTCAGCTTGTAGGCGGTTTAATGGCTGGCGTTCTGGCCGCGCCTGTCTCAGCGCAGGCAGTCGGTGTCGGCGTGTACACAGACGCTGCTGGCTCGCAGCCGGTCGCTGAAGTGGCTATGGCGAAAGCCGCAGGACCGTTCAGCGTCAATGCATTGTTGACGTTCGACGGACTAGGCCCACCTATGCTACAGCCGCAGCTAGGTCTTGCGCTCACTCCTTACCTGAACCTTGATGTCGGCGCTAGTTCCTCCTACCAGTCTATCAACGGTAGCTATGAACCGTGGGAGCCGCATTTCGCTGCTACCGGGACCGTTCAACTGGTTGGGCCGTTCAGGCTGGTCGGAACACTTGCGTGGCAACCGTGGGCAGAATGGGCGCGGTCGTCTGTGCTCAAGATTGAACTGTCCCCCTGATGGCACCTCGGATGAGCGAAAACAGCGAGGTGACGATTCCAGTGCGGAACCTGCTGGCGCTGATCGCTGCAACCGCTATTGCGGTCATGGGGTACTTCCGGGTGGGCGAGCGATTGAGTGTACTCGAACGCAACAGCGAGCTGTCCGGTGTCCAGATTGAGGCCAACTCTGAGTTTCGGGTCTTGTGGCCTCGTGGGGAGCTAGGGAGCTTACCAGCGGACGCCGAACAATTTATGAGGCTAGATTTTATTACTGGTGAGATTGCAGAGATCCACATCGAATTGGACGCGCTCAAAAGATGAGTGTGGGAACTGACATGACGAATACTCGGAGGATTGGAATGAAAAACGGAGCAGTCAGGATTCGGAACAAGGATCTTTCAGGGGCGCAGGCCGCGCTACGGGAGTGCGGCAACACGCGGATCCCGATGGCAGTGGCGTTGCGTATGGTCTCGGTTCAGCGGCTTATCAAAGACCGCATCGACGACGTGAACGAGATCAATAGCACCCTGGTCGAGCGCTACGGTGAGCCGGACGAGGGCGAAGAGAAGGCGACCCAAGTGAACTCCGAGATGCCCGGCTGGTTCGCGTATGTGGCCGCGTTCAACGATCTAATGAACGAGGAGCTGGAGGTCTCAGGGCAATTCGTTCTATACCAGGACGGCGACAAGGTCGGCTGGGGCAAGGACGAGATGAACGGCCTATCGCTAACGCCGAATGCGATTATGGACATGGCAGCCCTTCTCCGCATCGAGGACCTCGCCGACGAGGCACCCGAGTAGTCCAATGGCGCAGATGATCAGGGAGCAGCAGCTCACGTTCGCAAGGGGGATGAACGATACCGCTGCGCCTATCGAGTATCAGGAGGACGAGTGCGAGCTCCTCCTGAACGGCCGGGTCTCATTCGACGGACAGACGGTCCAGAGGCGTGGCGGCAGCGAGAAGACGCACGCCAGCGCCCTCAACAGTGGAGGTGACGGCTACGGAGGCATCGAGTACTACACGGCCGCCGGCCAGCAGCAGCTCGTCGTGTTTATGGGCGACAAGATGTACTACTCGACCAACGAAGGCGCTACTTGGACAAACGCAACCGGCGCCACGGGCCTGACCGAGGCCGCCTGGGTTCTGGTCATCATGCGTGAGGGGGCGGCCAACGTGCTGTGCTGTGCGAACGGCGGCACGAATAGCTACCAGTGGAACGGCACAACATGGGCGGTGATCTCGAACATCCCGAACAACGTCAAGTATCTGGCGGTCCACGGTAACCGCCTCTGGGCGTCTGGTCACAGCGGCATCGACGTGGTGGCCTCCAAGGTCGGCGACATCGACACATGGAGCACACCTGACGGGCTGACGGTCAAAGCGCAGACCCACGATGGCGACCCGAAGATCACGGGGCTCTTCCAACTCGGCAGCGTGCTGATGGTCTTCAAGAGCGAGAGCACCGGCTACATCGAGGGCTACGGGTTCACCACGCTTGAGGTAGAGGCGGGCTCACGCGGCATCTCCCGGTCGGTCGGCTGCATGGCTTCTCGCTCGATCCAGGCCGTAGGCAACCAGGGCGTGTGCTGGCTATCCAAGCGCGGTCTGGAGCACTATCAGGTGGGTGGTGTGGTCACGCCCGTCTCCCGCTCGATCCAGAAATTCATCGACGGGATCAACTGGTCTCAGATCAGGAGCACGCCGTCATCGGTTACTGCCCTCTGGTGGCCTCAGAAGCACGAGTACTGGTGCAGCCTGCCAGTGGCTTCCAGCAACAACGACTACATGATAGGATACCGCCCTCCGACAGAGGAGCGCCCTCCGGCGCTCATGCTGCACAAGTACGCCGCCACCGAGGACGACACGCTATTCATAGGCGGCAGCGGCTATCTGGACTTTAGCACCACGTCCAACCGTGATCAGGGAGACACGCTGTTCGGCTACCTGACCACAGCGCTGACCGGCGGGCAGTACATGACGATCAACGCGGACGGCCATTTGGAGTTCGCCACTGCGCCACACGGTGACGCGAGCCTGTTCATTGCGGAGATATCTGGCGCAGAGCTGACCACAACCCCAATGAGCTGTGGCTACGATGGCTTCGTGCGGCAGCTAGAGAAGGGCGACGCGGACAACCAGGCTCCGGGCGGCGGTGGCGGTGAGAGCATCTCGTTCAAGCTCATCACGCGCCCGTTCTTCTTCGGCCAGCCGATGCGTGACAAGCGGGCTCGTGTGGTGCGCGTATCGTCCCAGCAACCGGACACCAGCACCGTGACCGTCAACGTCAAAGCAGACGGCGTGGACGGGGCGCGTCACTCGATCACCTACGGCATAGCACCCAAGCCAGTGGTCAAGAAGGTTCGCGTCGGCACCAAGGGCAACGCCCAATCCGTGGAGCTCACCTCGACAGACAACGTGAAGATCGGCTCGATCGAGCTCGCTGCCGGCGTGTTCGAGGAGGCTTGGTAGATGGCCGGCCCGTTCGGGATCCCACTGGGGCTGCCTCCAGAGCTCGACCGCTTCCTGCGAGGGATGGCGTCGTCTTGGGACAACCAGCAGCGCGTGCAGGTCATGGGACAGAAGGATACGGGCGCCGGCACGGACGTGAACATCCGCTTCATGGCCTCACGGGCTACGCAGTGGGTGCAGGTCCACGTACAGAGCACCGCCAGCAGCAAGGGGGGCGCGACGTACAGTACCTCGAACTACGTGAGTTCGGCCCGAGTAGATTGCAGAAGCGACAGACAGCAGGATCAGACGATCGCACGGAACGGCACGAATCGCTACTACCTATGGCTTATCCCCGTCTTCCTAGAAGGGGACGAGAGCACATACAGCAAATTCGATGGCGCGACCACGACCGACCGCATGGCCTTCGTTGACCTAGGAACATAGACAGAGAACCTTATGGCTATCAACACAGATACGCCGGATGTCCGTCCTCCGACCGCCGAGGATATGGCGAACAACGGGTTCGCGGCTCCCCCGTCCGAAGACTTTGCGGCCGGCTCAGCGCCCAAGCCGGAATACTCTCCTGCCGAGGATGCGTTCAAGGCCGAGGGTCCTGGCGACGAGATGGAAGACTTCGCTAGCAAGGCGAGAGAAACACCGGGCCGCTACGACAGCGACTACATCAAAGACATCACGGGCCAAATCGACGCCGAGCTCGAACAGAAGAAGCTGTACGCGGGCACTGAGCTCGACGAGTTCATGTCACAGCGTGGCATGGTCGGCAGCAGCGTCGAGGGCGAGCTCCGCAAGTCGATGCTTGGCGACATGGAGCGCCAACGCCAGGAACGTCTGAACGAGCTGAACACCCGTGCAGCGGACGCATGGGCAGAAGACAGGTCTGGCGCGGCCGACATCGGGTTCAAGTCAGCCGAGTTCCAGCGCTCGCTAGGCGGCGACAAAGAGAACGCCGCACGCTACGAAGCCGAGTTCGGACAGAGCCAGTACGAGTTCGACAAGACGTATGGTCAAGGCGCCTGGGGCAACCGCATCGAAGAGAAGCGGCTGGAGCTCATGGAGAAGGGCATGGACCAAGACGAGGCCTACCGCATGGCGATGGCCGATATTCAGAAAGAGCAGTTCGCCGAGACGATTGGCGAGGAACGTGCGGCTCGTGTACAGAGATACGGCCTCGACATGGGGGCGCTCGAAAACGAGACCAGAAGAATCGAGAACGAAGAGACGGGCTTGTCGATGCAGGAAGTGCGCGACCAAGCAGAGATCAACCTGCGCCTAGAGCAACTACAGGCCCAGAAAGAGGAGGCCGGCGAGGCGTTCGAGATCGACCGCGAGCGGATCCGCATCCAGAACGATCAGTTCAGGGATGGGCTGGGGCTGGAGCAGCTCAAGTATGAGGAGCAGCGTGCGGCCAGGATCGCGACGATCGGCATGGAGTCTCGTGCGCTCGACCAGTCAGCCGAGCGGTTGCAGCTCGACGCGCTCGTGCAGGGCAGGGACATGGACCTACGGGAAGCTCGCAACCTCGCGGAGATGGAGTTCCGCACCCTGGAGCTCAGCAAGACGATGGGCCTAGAGCAGGCCCGCCTGCAAGCCGAGGACGATCAGTTCCAGGCGCTGCACAAGCAGAACGCCGCGCAATGGGCCGACAGCCTGGGCATGGACCAAGCCCAGTACGAAGAGGCGGTAGCTACCAGGAAGGCCGAGTACGGGGATCGCAGCAACGCTCGCCTAGCCCAGATGAACCTCCAAGAGGGCTCGCTGGAACACGAGGCGATGCAGAACTCGCTGAACCGCACGCTCGAACGCGAAGCGGTAACTCTCCAGGAGCGGGGCCTCGATGAGGAGACTGCCTGGCGTCTCGCCGACCGACTCCAGCAGGAAAGGCTGGAGGAGAAGGCTTTGGATATCCAAGAGAACGGCATCGGCGCAGATACTGCTTGGCGAGAGGCGCTGAACGAGTCGAATGAGCGGATGCAAGAAGCTCAGATCAGTTCAGAGAAGGCATTGACGAACCTCGGGATAGGTGCCAACGCTGCCCGCGACTTGACGCGAGAAAGCCACGAGGCGGCGATGAACGCCGCGAACATATCCAGCACGGAGAATATCGAAGGTCTGGCCCGGCTGCTCCAGCAGTCGGGCATCGACGCCGAGACCGCGTGGCGAGCCGCATCGGACGCAGCGCAAGAGGCGATGACCAACGCCAACAACTCTGCCCGAGCGAATTTGCAGGCAGCTCTGCTAGAGTCGGACACGACGCTGCAAGCATCTCGAATTAGCTCTGCCGAAAAGATGCAGACACTCGGTGTGGGTGCCGACACTGCTCGCGACACTGCGCGGTCTATACACGAGACGGCGATCAACGCCGCGAGCCTGACCAACGCGGAGGATATCGCTGCCCTCAACAATGCGGCCCAGATCACCCTACAAACAGCCCTGCTAAACTCGAACGAGACGATAAGCGCGGCTCGGAACACCTCTGCCGAAACATTGCAGACGCTCGGGCTAGGGTCTGCGGAGGCTATTGCCAGTGCGCGGAACGTCAGCGACGCAGCGATCAACGCCGCGAGCCTGGTCAGCGCGGCAGATATCGCTAGCGCCAACAACACCGCCCGAAATACCCTAGAGACATCATTGCTGGAAAAGGGGATAGGAGCCGCCACGGCAGCGGCTACCGCGAAGGAGACTGTTGACGAGACGTTCGCTTCAGCCCGCGAGACCGCCGCCACGACAGTGGCTAGCACGAAGGCGACTGTTGACGAGACGTTCGCTGACGCCCGCGCGAGTGACGCCACGGCAGCGGCTACCGCGAACGAGACGCATCAGAAGGCAATCGACTCGGCCAACAATAGCTCCCGCGAGACGATCCAGACATCGGTCAGGAATACGGTCGGCGACCAGCTTACGGCCGAGGAGGGGTGGCGTACATCACAGCGCGACCATGAGGAAGCTATGCAAATCTTAGACCGCGCACTGGTGTCTCGCGAGCTGACCGACAAGGCATGGGGTAGCGATGAAGACCGCAGGATCCGGGAGTGGGAGTTCAGTAATGCGAACAACACCCAACGGCTGGGTATGATTTTGAGTGCGCTCGCGAGTGACGAGGTTGATTCCACTGAAGCGGAGGATTGGAGAACGAAGTACCCAACCACGGGCGCTAAGGCCGCAGATCAAGCCGCCCTGGCAACTTTGCAGGCCGCAATCAGTGCTAGCCTAGCCCGAGAAAGAGCGTTGCAAGATGAAATAGACAGGCTGAATGCATCGATTACACCGACTGTACCGGGCGGCTAAAACGAGTGGAGAAGTACGATGGCAAGTTTCTGGGATAAAGTAGGTGGGGCAGCGAAGTGGATAACAGACCCCAAACAGCTACTAACGGCTGCCGGGTTTGCTCTCGGCGGTCCCATAGGTGCGGGCATAGGACGAGCGGTCGGCGGGGTTGTCCCCCAGTCTGCTGGTCCAGTACCGTGGGGTGCCCTTGGCGCTAACACTGACGAGTTCCGCAAGTCCACGCTATCGGACGGCTTGCAGTGGGAAGATGTCGGCCAGGCCGGCAGTGACTTCCTCTCTGGTTACTCAGCCGGCAAGGTGGGCCAGCAGATCCCAGGCCTACGGAACCTGGAGGGTGCGTTCGGAGCGGGAGCGGGCGGTGCGGGTGCGTTCGGAGCGGGCGGTGCGGGTGCGGGCGGTGCGGGAGCGGGCGGGATACAGAACTTGGACAAGCTGGCGCCCGGCCAGATCCCAGGACAGGCTACGTTGAGCGCAGGCATGACACCCGGCGTGCCAAAAGCGATGGAGATCGGAAAGTATTCCACTGATGCAATGGGCCACGGCGGCGGCATGACAGCTCCGCACAGTCCGTTTGAGATCGGCCAGTACGACAGTGCGCAGGCTCGCGCTCCTGGGGTGGTGCCCCATAACTGGCGCAATGTGTCACACGGCATGGATGCGGATGTGAATCTAGGGTTCGAGTCTGCGGTGGAACACCTAAACGGCGGCACCGCGCCCAGTTTCCAGCCACCGGACCTCTACAGTGCTCTGCAAACACCACCTCCACCCCTTAGCCCGGTGCAGCCTAACTACGGCGTCACGAATCTGAGAGCCCCCACACCACAATACGCATCTCCTCCAGCCCTTAACCAGGCGACTCGGGCTGCCGAAGTCATGGACTTGGGCTCCCCCACTAACTACGGCACACCAGAACCCCTGGCCGCCGCCGATGACTACCTGGCCCTCCCCGACCCAGACTACCTAGCCACCGACTACGAACACCTGGCTCCCGGCGACGGGGGAAACTTCCTCTCTGGCGCATGGTCAAAGGCTGGGGACGTGGTTGACTCTGCACGGAGCAACTTCGAGGACCTCACCCTGGCAGAGAAGATGTATCTAACATCCCAAGGAGTGGGGGCCGTTGGCGACGCGTTTGGCGGCGGGCCTAATATCGACAAGGAAGGCGTCGCAATGTTGGGCGAGATGGGTATGTTCTCGCCGACCCAACGACGGCAGCCAACCAACTTTGACGAATGGCGCTCACAGCGAGCACGGAGATAACTATGGCTGACAACATACTTTCTAGGATTGGTGATGCTGGAGGTAAGATCGGCGAAGCGCTGATGAGGGTCTCGATGCTGAGCGACGATCGCCGGTATCGTGCCGAGCAGCTCGCACGCCAAGGCAGGTACGACGAGAGGGCGCAGCAGCGTATCGACATGGACGAGCAGATGCTCGCTCAGTCGGTTGCGAGAACGGCCGAGCTAACCCGTCAGGGCGTGACGACAGACGCCAGGGCTGGGGCCGCACGGCTGGCAGAGCGAGGAAGGGAAGGGTACACGCCCAACCTAGGCGAGGGCGGCACGATGGCCGGGTTCCTAACCGGCCTCGGGCAAGGCACGCCGCAGGATTGGCAGTTCGATGCGAAGACATCGGAGACGTACCTAGACAGGGAGGCAGCGAACACGCAGGCGCTGACCCAAGCCCAAGCGCTGGCAGAGCAGCAGACAGGCATCCTCGGGACTCGTGCCACTACAATGGGCGAGCAGGGCTACACCGTGAGTGGTCAGCCGCTGGCCGCGCTGGCCGCGCCGGAACCCAACATGGTAACGATGAACGGCAGGGAGTTCCCGGACACGCCTGAAGGCCATGCGGAAGCGCTAGCATGGCGTGAGCAGGTCGAAGCTGTCGGCGGCAGCCCCGGTCTCTTTGATAATGATGCGGTCCGCGAAGCGATGGGCGGGGGGGGAGGCGGCGTGCGACCCGAAGAAGAGGGAGGGAACTTCTTCTCCAAGATGTTGGGTCGGTTGCCCTTTGGCGGTGGAGGCGAGGGAGAGGATCCGTTGCTGACTCCAGGCCAGGGCGTGGAGGAGCCGATCGGGGCGCCAGGGATGATGCCGCAAGCTGAACCCACTCCTGAGCAGATGGAGAAGATGCAGGAGTTGAGGGACCAAGGGTTTACCGAAGAGCAGATCGAAGAGTGGTTGAGGACCCAGGGCTAAGCGACTATGAGTCCACGTCATAATTTCGGATTCCGGTCTGGCGGGCAGCAAGACCCCCCGTCAGGGCTAACTCCCGAGCAGCTCGCGGAGTACTACCGCCAGCTCATGGGGCTCGGTCAGGGTGTCGTACCTCCCGTGCGGCTCCAGACGCCGGGGCCCACGGAAGCCGGGATGCTGCGCGGTGAGGGCGAGAGCAGGGTCGATTTCTTCCACAGGCAAAAGGCCTACGAGGAAGCGCAAGGCGTCACTCAGCCACCACCGCAGACCGAAGCGGAGCTCACGGGGGCCTTTTTGCCACAGGCTCCACAGGGCCCACAGGGGCGGGACTACACGAAAACGGAGGGGCCGTGGTACAGCCCGGCCACATACCTTACGGCGGGCGAAGAAGGGCGAAATGTCCCGTCTTGGGTGGACATGGGATACCCTAGGCTCACCGGGATGAGGGAGGCGGCGGCCGGGGTGAGGGATCGGTTTGTCGGAGGAACACTTAACGTCGCCTCTGGGGTAGCGGGCGCCACCTTCAATCCAGAAGGACCCCTTGGCAAGGTCAGCGGAGCGATCAAGGGCGCGTCAGAGGCTGTCTATGACATATCAGACGCACGCGAAAAGGAGTTTGCGGACCAGTTCCAGTCGGCCATCAACCCGGAGGTGACGTTCGACAGGCCTCGTGGGTTGACGCAGGGTCAGGTAACGGGAGGGCTAGTCGCCGAGGGCTCGAAGTATGCAGTCGGCGGTGCGGCGGTCACAAAGCTGGGAGCCAAGGGGCTGGCTATGGCTGCGGGAACCCCGTGGGGACAGGCCGCGAGAGTGGCGTTGCTGTCTCGGTTCGTTACCCCGGCGACGGCGAAGGTGACAGCAGCGACGGCGGCGATCGCCCCGCGTGTCCCTGCTGCCCTTAAAGGGCCGGTAGCTCAGGCTGTCGGGAGGCAGGGGGCTCGGGTCGCCGGTAGTGTAGGGCTGGCCCTCCGTGACGTGGCAGCGTTCCTCCCAGTCGATGTCATCACGACGCAACGGGACATCGACTCTTCGGCATACATGGCAGAGATGCTCAGCAATCCCGAGAATCGGGCCCAGTGGGAAGCAGACCCGGAGAGCTGGTACTCCAAAAACGTCGCCGGCAACGCCACAGCGGAGTGGGGGTTGAATGTACTGCACGGGCTAGCGGAACCGGCTGTGGATAGCTACATAGGCAGGGCGAAGTTCGAGGCGGCAACGGGGCTCGTCGCTGATGTATTTCTGCGTAGCGGCCTCGGAGCCGCGAAGAGCGGCGTCGCGATTAGCCGCAGGGCGGGCCAAGAGCTCTTGGATCCTTCGGGCGTAGGACGCAGCCTGGAAGGATTGGACCTTGGCCTCACCGACCTGCCGCAGGGGACCGGGGTGCCAGAACTCCCTGCTCTTCAGCCAGATTTCCCCGAGCTCGGGCTGGGCAGGCCTGAACGCCTGGCGGGGATCGGGCCCGAGGTTCGCCTAAACGATTCAGGCCAGCCAATACCAGTAGATCCCGATCAGCTCGGGCTAAGATTCCCCGAAGGTGTGGAGCCGGCGCCAGGCCGCGCCCTTGAAGGTCCGACGATAGAACCCGAAGAGACCGGGGTGAAGTTGGTCGGCCCACCCGAGCGCATACCCGGAGAGGTGGACACCAGCATGGAGGGCAGGTGGCACAGCAGGCTACAGGCCACGATCGAGACTGCGCCTACCCCCCTCCCCGGAGGCAAGGCTACCGGACAGGAGTGGAACCGCTTCCTTAACCCAGCCAAGCGCGGGTTCGGTGAGATGGAAGCGGAGTGGACGGGCATCCGCGAGTACCTCACCGACAACGCGGACGAGGTGCTCACCAAGGAAGATGTGCTCAGCTTCGCCCGCGAGAACGAGATCAAGTTCAATGAGATCACCAAGGGTGCCGCACAGGCCGATGTCGTCGGCGAAGGGGTTGCATCGGTACGTCGGGCGTTGGGCGATTGGCCCGCCACCCCGCAACTACTGGAGGACGCTGACGAGATTCTGTTCGCATACGAGGGCGGTGAAATAACCGCCTCTATGGCGAGGGAACAACTTCAAGACGCGGGCGCTCCTGGCGACATCGCGGACTACCTGACCGGGGATGCCGCGTCGGAGCCCAAATTCGCGGGTGAGACCCAAGGCCGGTTCGGGCTCGAACCAGAGTCGAACTACGAAGAGACATTGGTACAGTTGGATAGGGGTAGGGCGGCGCCGGAGATTGACCGCACCAAGATGCCGCCCGGCTACGAGCACACCATTGAACCCACGCCAGAAGGCTACGAAGGCCCTCTCGGCCCAACCCACTACTACAAAGGCGAGGGCGTATCGTCTAGAGTGTATGAGTCCGAACCAGAGGCACGAACGGCGGCATGGAAGCAGTACGACAGGTATCGTGCAGCGGGCATCGTCAACCATCCGGGAGCATACACAGGAGGCCACTGGGGTGAGCCCGATGTCATGGGTCACATCCGCAAGACCGACCGCCCGTTCACGGAAGTAGAGGGCAGGGCGGCAAAGGGCGTGTCGTATCACGTCGAAGAGCTCCAGGCCGATCCGCTCCAACAGGCCCGTGAGGTCGGGTTCGAGAGTGATCGCGTGGCCCTAAAGGCAGAGGCCGATGCAATAGATAAGCGTCTTGACGAACTACGGCGGCTGGGTGCGGATCCTGACGTGCCAGAAATGAGCAACCTACTGGACCGTCGCAGCGAGATTATCGCCAGCGGCAAGTTGCGTGGAGAAGCAATCCCCGATATGCCGCACAAGAAGACCTCCGAGTGGGTGGGCCTCTTTGTTCGCGAGGCTCTACAGAAGGCGGTGAAGGGCGGCCACGATCGCATCTCATGGGCGACAGGCAAGCAGAACGCGGACCTGAACCAGCAACGGAGATACGTTAGCAGGCTCACTTACAACGAAACTACGGGAACACTCGAAGGGTGGGGCCTAGATGGCACTCGGCACGAGGAGAGTGGCATCACCCCCAAGCGGTTGCCGAAGGAGATCGGCGAGGCCCCGGCGAAGCGGTTGATGGAGCAGAGCCTGGAAAACACGGACAGAGAGCTCCAGGAACTCCTGGCTGTCCGCGATAAGGCAGTCAGCGACTACGCCACTGAGATAGAGCGCAGTATCGAAGAGGGCACCCGTGGCCCAAGTGGGCTCTTTGATGAGTCTGATCGTAGCGTCATTGAGGCGATGCGCTCAGACCCCGATGCATACTCGGATCATGGACTAGACGGATACGGGTACGGAGACCGAGAGGTCGAAGAGCTTCAGGCATTGCAGGCCAGGAACCGTGGCGGCTTCCGCTCCATCGACCGCCTCCCCGGCGAAGACCTCGCAATCGGCGGTCAGGGCATGATCGCGTTCTATGACAGGATCGTGCCCAATGCGTTTATGAAAGAGCTCAAGAAGTACGGTGCCATGCTGGAGCAGGTGGATGTCATACGGCAGAAGAAGCCCCGCATCGTTGAGTACGAAGGCATCGACCCTGACGCAGACATAACCGCTGGTGACGTTGGGCCTGAGCCGATGTTCAAGTGGGTGGACGCGGAAGGGCGCGACATACCTGAGTCCGTTGATCCACGCGGGTTCCTTAACCGCGCCGATGCCGAGGAGTGGGGAAACCTTTGGTTCGAGGGAGACCCTCGTTTCACTGAAGAAGCTGCCGGGGGTGGGGAACGCAACCTCTCCATCAAGATCACCCCCCGGATACGGGAGGGGATAGAAGGTGGGACACGCCTGGCGACGCCAGCTCGCCTCGTCGGACCCGCTACTGTTGGCGCCCTTGGCGGTGCGGCCCTTCCGGCCGACACGGAGGAGCAGCGTATGGCGAATATGGTGAAAGGCGCGACGCTGGTAGGCTTTGGCGGGGCTGGCGTCACCAACGCATGGAAACTTTACCAGACCCCGGTCAGAGTAGCCTTACGCGACATCGATAGAGCGGTCGCCACGACGGCCAAGGGGGGCACGCCGGAAGCTAGTGTGAGGGCCAAGGTGACTGCCTTGAACAATCTCGCAGGCGATCGCTTCGCCCTACAAGAGCAAGACCTAGCCGAGCTCGGTGTCGATGTGGCTGACCCCGAGGCATACGCGGGCTTCTTGCGTGACCAAGTGCAGCGCCAGGGCCAGAACCCCGAGGCACCAAGGACACCCGACATTCGCGGTAGCTACGTTCGGCCCGAGTGGATGCACGCCGGTCGTGACAAGCTCAAGCAGCTCGCGCTAGCTGGGGCGGCGAGACTGAGGCCAGACGGGCAGTCAGCTCGTGCCCGCTTCTGGTACGAAGACGGCAAGCTAGCCCTAGAGACACTCGTCCCGAACGATCGGTTCGATCAGTTCACGAAGTTCTTTGCCACCTTCAGCCAGAACACCGATCCACGCCAGAACTTTTTCGAGGCACTGAGAGAGTGGAAAAACGTAGAGCTCGGCCTACCAGTCAGTGGCGTGCTGGGCGGCAAGAAGTCGAAGGCCGCTATGGCTCTGGCCGGCGAGGAGCTCGACACCCCGAAGATATGGAGCTTTGCCAACAACCTGCTCGGCAATGAAGACCACCCCACTATCGACTTGTGGATGTGGAGGATGCTTGATGACACGACGCCGGCACCGAAGGCCTCCGTTCCGGGGAGCAAGGAGGGGCTACGCTATGCTCAGGCTCGTGAGGAGCTGCGAGAGATCGCCGCCGAACTCACGGCCGAGACCGGCGACACATGGACCCCCGCTCAGGTACAGGCAGCGACGTGGGTAGAGTACAGGGATAAGTGGGGGCAAGCATTAGGTGGCAAGCCGCTCGGCAACGATTCGTTCTTGGACCTACTGGACGAGACGATCGCGAGGGTCGCGGCCCTAGAGCCGACCATGCGCGTGGTAGGCGAGATGATGCCATCGCCGGAGTCGAG